AGAGACGAGGACTATCGCAAAGTAATCGAACAGCGTAAGTTTGAAGATATTGTAGCAGAACGAGTGGCAAGGAATCTTCGTCTAGATTTGGACAAAGGTCGGCACATCGACATAGAAACTTAGGAGGCATATATGCCATGGATTGAAAACGTAGCAGCCGCTGATATACCCACAAGGTTCCATCATGAGGCTGGAGAGAATAGTATGCTGATCAGCATTGTTGATCCAGCCAGCTGGCGTCCTGTGCCAGCACACAAGTTCAAAGAACAACATAACTTTGAATTTTTGGACATAGAAGAAAAAGACTTTGCCCTCGACGAAGCCATGCGTTGTAGTCATGAGCAGGCTGCTGAGCTGGTTCGACTACTGCAACACGCACTGGACAATCGTATGAATGTTGTTGTTCATTGCTATGCAGGCATCTGTCGGTCAGGTGCGGTTTGCGAAGTTGGGGTCATGCTGGGCTTTGAAGATACTGGTCGATTCCGTAGTCCTAACCTGTTAGTCAAGCACCGCATGATGAAGGCTCTGGGTTGGACTTATGATGAAGATGAAAAGCCCAATGTAGATGATTGGCGATCTTTTAGGAGTGTAGACTAATGGCAAAATGCTATCAATTGATTGGAGTGCCTGGTTCTGGTAAATCTACTTGGGTAGATGAACAAGACTGGGCATTACTGTGCGCCCGAATAAGCACAGACAAGTGGGTTGAAATCTATGCTAAGGAAGTGGGTCGTACCTACAGCGAAGTCTTTACAGATTTTATGCCCACTGCGGTGGACTTGATGGCCAAGGAAGTGGTGGCGGCCCGCGAAATGAATCGTGACATTATTTGGGATCAAACCAGCACCACTGTTAAAAGTCGCGCTCGTAAGTTCAACATGTTGCCAGACTATGAGCACATTGCTGTGGTGTTTAAGACACCTGAGCATAAAGAACTTATGCGTCGGTTAATGAGCCGTCCTGGCAAAGAGATTCCGGATCATGTTATCTATAGCATGATTGGATCTTGGGAAGATCCAACCGAAGAGGAAGGTTTCAAAGAGATTTGGTTCGCACAATAACCACAGCCCTGCTTGACAGGGCTTTCTTTTGACTGTATAATGTAAATATTAACACAAAGGATATACAATGGCAGGCAAGGCAAAATCGATCTATCTCACAGTTCTGCCCAAGGGCGAACATATGAGCGTATTCAAAAAGGTCTTCTTTGAAGCCAAGACCTATAATGAATATGTTAAAACAGATGAATTTAAAGCCAAATGGCCTGCAGAAGAGTATGATATTGTAAAAGAAACGTATTAAGATAATAAAATGAGAACATGGATTACTTCAGATCTACACTTTGGGCACAAGAACATTATGTCGTTCTGCCCACAATCACGTGCGAGATTTCGCAATGACGTGAACTACATGAATGAACAAATGGTCATCGAATGGAATAGTATTGTTCATCCAGACGATCTTGTTTATATTTTGGGCGATGTTGCATTCCTGCCTGCCCAGAAAGCAGCCGAGTATATGAATCGATGTAACGGAACTAAGATTCTTGTAGAAGGCAATCACGATCGTAAGGCATTGAATGACCCTACATTCCGTAACTGCTTCAAAGAAGTTCATAAGTATTTGGACATAAACTATAACGGACACAAGTGTGTTATGTTTCACTATCCAATTGCAGAATGGGATCAAATGCATCGTGGCGCCCTTCACTTTCACGGTCACTTACACGGCGGCACAAGCGGAATGGAAGAATTCCGGTGTCGTGATATGGGCATGGATGCAACTGGAATGATTGTTGTAGAAATGGAACGAGCTATTTCGGATGCGTTAACGGGCAAAATCAAAGGTCATCATACCGGTTGACAGCATGGTAAAACCATGCTATAATATATACTTACTAAGGAGAGTAGCATGACCATCATAATAAGGGCTAGAGTATTTGCAACTGCGGCACATGCGGCTGTAGGGCAAGTTCGTAAGTATACGTTCGAACCCTACATCGTTCATCCAGCCGAAGTAGCCTCAATAGTGATGAGTCACGGCGGCACTGACGCTATGGTTGCGGCTGCTTGGCTTCATGATGTTGTGGAAGACACTGGTGTTACAATCGAAACTATCCGTGCCGAGTTCGGCACTGAGGTGGCCGAGTTAGTTGGGTGGTTGACTGATGTGTCTAAGCCCGAAGATGGCAATCGTGCCACACGTAAGGCTGTAGACCGTGCTCACACCGCTGAAGCGCCCGCAGAAGCACAGACCATCAAGTTGGCAGATTTGATCTCCAACAGCAAGAGCATCATGGAACATGATCCTGCTTTCGCTAAGACTTACTTGGAAGAAAAGCGTTTGTTGTTGGCTGTGATGACTAAGGGTGATCCAGGTTTGCACGCCGAGGCCAGCCGGTATGTGGGTGTGTAATGATTGATTTAGATGTCGATAGTTTCTACCCACATACTATGAACTGGTTTACTAATCACAAAAGTCGTCCTCGCAGTTTAGAACTGCGGGTGCGAGAAGAACTTGCCCCTCAAAAATACACTGTGTATTATTCGGGCGGTGATTGGTGGGAGGACAAGGATGCCATGATGGCATGGTGCTCTGAACGGTTTGGACATCGTAACGAAGGGTATAACAACCCACGGTGGAGTCAAGGTGCTTTCGAGTTTCGTTTTAAAAATCAAAAGGACGCTGTGTTCTTTATTTTAAAGTGGGGATGATATGAAATTCTTTTGGGGCGATACTAGAGGGCTCAAGGCAGATGTCGAACGGCATCGTGCCAAAGAAGCCGAACTGGATGTTCGTATAGCAGAGCTAGAAGCACGACCCAATGATCCTATGGCTGTGGCTGCACTGCGGACCTACCGTAGATTCCGTGCCCAACTGCTACAAAGCAAGGCTGAAGTTGTGAACAAGATTGGAAAACTAAAATGAACGAAGGAGAGCGAGCAGGCTGGTGGGCGATAGTGTATTTGCTAATAGTTGGCGCCGCCGCTTACTTTACAATGTTTATGGTTATTTTTAGTTTTGTTAAAAAAATATTTTGGAGTTAAAGAATGAAAAATCGGTATGGTGATGAATATAGTTTTGAGCTAGTTAGTGAAAGTGTTTACACTATCGTTGGTGATCTCAAATACTGGCGCATGGGCGGTCGCGAAGGACAAGAGCGTATGGACTTTAATGACCTGGGCTTTGTTGACCCTAGCGGCGGACCGTTCATTGAACTTGGCATGAAGATCGAAGGTCGTAAGATCGCTCGTATTCGTTCTGAAGGTGAAAAGATTTTGCTTGAGGTTGAATGATGTATATTACAAACAAGTTTGATTCAATCCAACTGCCCAATGAACCGGGCATGTTGGAATGGTTGCAAGAACGCTATCCCTACTCGGGATACTACATCGTGGAGACAGTATGATATTAGAAGATTTAGAATATATTTTTAAACCGCAGGTTGACGAAGGCACACTCAAATTATACTTTATGTTGATTGATGGTGAACACAAGATGATTGAGCGTCGCGCTGCAAACGATCTAGTAACACTGGTTCCTTTGTTAGATGCGTTTCAGTATAGCGGCACAATTGAACGAGTACCGAGATTTTCAAAATGAATGATGAAAGTCACTTGCCTGTAGCAGAACAAAGTCTTGTATTCCGTCTACGCAAACGAGCAGAGATTCGCAGACAGATTTCTTCACGTAAAAGTGTAGAAGAAGGTAAGCCTGACCGTATTGCAGACTTGCTGGAAGAAGCTGCTAATGAGATTGAACGACTAATAAATCAGTAGTTATCATTCACTAAATATAGTATGTGGGTAGATACAAACATACTAAAAATAGATACATTGCCAAATGATATGCTAGATTTTTTGATATATTTTGAAAATCTAATTGTATCCCATAATTGGAACAAAAAACAACTGGTTCGAGATCGTGCGTTAGCCGAATCTCCCGTATTATATCAAAAACGATATTATGGAGAAATACAAGGCGTTGCGTCAAAAGAGTATGACACCGATGACAATTTAATAGAGAAAGAGTCATACAATATTATAGATTGTTGTATGCACTTGTTTCCTAATTATAAAATTCTTAAAAGTGAGTTAAGCGTATGCCCGGGTGGGGTAGAACAAGGATGGCATATTGATCCTAAAGTCTTCCACAGATTTAGTCGTAGAATTCACATACCTATAACTACGACTAAATCTGTGGAAGACTTTAGGATCAATATGCCATCCTTGTTCTACCACAGAT